AATATAATGCTTCCCTCTCTTTTATCTACATCGGTTGGCACCTCAGAAAGCATTGCGGCAAGCAATTCTTCGTAAGTATAGTTTTCAAACACTAAAAATCACATCCTTTACATCCACATTGTTATATTTTGTTACAACTGTAAAACTTACACTATATTTACTTCTGTTTATACTAAAACTAAAGTTAGTAACATTTAAAATCCTATCGTCCTGTAATAAGGCTTCTTTTATTCTGCTCATAAGCATAGGAATTACATATTGACGCTCACGACCAAATAGGTCACTTAACTCAATTCCGTAATTCCAAGAATACATAGCATAGTTGTATCTTTCAGTTAATAATATAAGGTAAACAGCCTGCCTTATAATTTCTTCATAGTCTTCATATACAGTAACAATGCGTTTATTTTCCCTGTCAAGCTTATATGTCATATTGGGCTGTTCAGTAGTATCATAGTTACTTAACACTTCGTAATTTGAGTTTTCGGGTAGCATTTAATCACCGCTTTCTCTTAAAATATCGGCAACGTAATAAGATTGACCACCTTGCATTCGTATTATAACAAGGCGGTTACCTCTTTCAAGGTTCGTCGGTCTTATACTGCCAAAAGTAAAGAAATTTTCACTTAAATCAAGTTTTTCAGACAGGTGTATTACAAGTTCACCGTCATTCTCATAGTCTTTAATAACAGTCCCGTATATTAATTCTACTGGTTTACTGGCTCTGACAGCGTCCATAGCAACACTTTTAATTAATTTTACTAACTCAACTGACATAAGGCGTACCTCCTAACAGGGTTAAATCACAGCTATATTTTGTTCCGAATTTGTGTACGGCTTTTTTAACAATTACTTGACAGTTCTTAAAAATTACGTCACCTAAATCTAAATTTACAAATAAAGAAGCGCCGGCTCGCAATCTTACATCGCCAAAACAATCCTTCACTGTAAGCTCTCTTTTCTTCTCGCTGTAGAGTTTAAGAACTGATTTGCCAAAAGCTGCTGGGTTATCATCTTTTTCCAATTTACAGGTAAGCTGTAAAACACCCCATTTATTTATAAGCTCAGCATTCTGGAATATATATTTTGCTCTGTTTCCAGTAGTTTCATCATCTCTATAAAACTGTATTTGATTATAAACTTCGTCATCAATACTGGAGGTATAGTCCATATCCTCTGCTGTTTCATTATCAAGTAAATAATCAGTTTTGAGGTCTTCAATGGCTTTTAGGCTTAACAGTCCATAGTCATCATAGAGAATAAACATTTTTCCTGTTGCCTCTTCAGTAAGGTCTCTGGCATTTTTAATTATGTCAAAAAGTGTTTCATCGTCTTCGACTCGCCCCGGTATTTTGTAGCCGGTATCAGTCAGTTTGCTTTGGTCCACTTTAAGCCTGTAGTCCATAGCAATCATTATAATTACATCTCGTAGTGACTTGTTTAAATAACAATATGTATCTTTATTCTTTAAGTATCTCAATTGGTCATAAGCAACGCAATTTATCTCTTTGCCTTTGCCACGGGATTTTGTAAAAAGATAGCCATAAAAAACGCCAACACCGTTCTTGAGAAAAGCTACAGCATTTCCCTCTTGAATATCAAGAGCCGGGTCCTTTAAAACAGTAAATTCTAATTTCCCAGCGGTGTCTTTCCATTCTGTTGTCCAAGTAACATCACCGACAACAATGGGCTGATAGTCCGTGCCTTTATTAATAATATGAAGCTCATAAAGAGTATCTTTATTTCCTGAAATGTTTATATACTTATTATCATTTAGTTTGCCATTAACATTTACTGTACTTATAACAGAGGTAGAGCATAATTCAACTTTCTCTTCTTTTGAGTCTGCCGAGCCTTCTGCACCCGCGTCAGCGCTTGCTCCATTAAAATAACTTCCCAAATTAACAATTTTTGTAATGGTTTTTCCGCCCCATTCAGGATGACAGCTTGACGTCCCAGGATTTGCGTGCATAGGGTTGTACCATTTAGATTTATCAACAACAAATTCTATAACACATTTTCCACTTAAATGGCCCCACTTATTACAGCCTGAGTCATTTTGATTTTTAATATCGCCTATTATACATTTAAGCACATTGCCGTTACTTTGGTATACGTCAATATAATCGCCTACAGCGCCATAAGTAGTAGTACAGGCTATAACATATCTATTGTTAATAATTCCAAAGCCTTCAGAATTAAAATTCTGTCCCGCTTGAGACCTAAGCTTATATTGTACAGAAGTCTTGGAAGTAATAAGCTGCCAGCCCATATATGTAAATACACTGCCCAAGCCGTTTGGTAGAGATATTGTTTTTGTAGGAATGCTTGCCGGTGAGTTACTATTTTCGGTGCTGTATGCCGGACAAAAAAAGCCAGATAAAGCACTTGAGGATAGTGTGTAGTTCCTTGTTTTTACGGCATCGCCGCTATTACCTTCAACAGTAGTGAAAGAGTTTCCACTCGCCGCAACAACAAGTCCGGTATGACTACAACCATTCTTTTGTATCATTATATCGCCGGGCTTAGGCTTATAACCCGAGGACTTGGTGTGATACCTGTTATTCTTTTTTGCAAAGTCAAGAAAGCCTGATACAGCAGCGGTTTTTGGTGCTACAGACGTAGGCACACCTGCTTTATTTAAGCACCAAGAAACAAACATAGCACACCACTCATCTGTAAGTCCATACCAACGCGTATATTTATTTGGCCTTCCTTTAATTGCTAATTTTGCTTCTTGATTAGCTATCTTTACAACATCATTTGCACTTGCCAAAGAGTTTCACCTCTTTCTATTTCAATTTAAAGACCTGACCGGGATAAATTAAATTAGGGTCTTTAATTTGGTCCTTGTTTAAATTGTAAATATCCTTCCACTTATTCCCGTCACCCAATTCCTTTTTGGCTATTAGTATAAGGTAATCACCGGGCTTTACAGTATAAGTAGACGGTATTTCTTTGTTATCGGTTTCCCTTGTGGTTTTTGTTGTTGCTGTTACAGTGCCGGTTTTATTATTAGTTACTAAATTAACCTTTTTAGTGCCATAGGATAAATACTTTTTAAATGTAACGTTTATAATTTTATCAAAACCTTCGTCTGTAGAGTCTTTGTCCTCAAAGTTCTCTATAGTGCATTGGCATTTATTTAATATCCCGTCAAGGTCATTTACATATACCGGATTTTCACTACTACTCGGCATATCTATTTTAAATATCCCGTTAGGTTCGCCTGTGTCCCAAGCGCCATTTGGCTTAGTCCTTATTATCATCAAGTCAAAAGGTTTTGCCTTTGCCATTAAAAGATTAAAATGAGTTAAATAAAAATCCTGAGACCTTAATTCCTGTTGTTCCGGTATTATATTTACAAATGGATATTTTACCTTAGGTAGCAAAAACTCCATAGACCATTCCGTAAGTCCCGGTTCCTGAAGATTTAGAACAGTTTTCCCACCTAAAAGTTCAATCTCCTCATTTTTTCCCGGGACCTTTCTGGTTATCTTGGATGGTGTTACAGGCATTAATACATTATCAACATATATCAAATAAGCCATAACTTATACCCCCTCAGCAGATGCAGATGCGGCGGCAGCAATACGTTCCTCAAATTCACGCACTACATCGCCAATGCTTAAACTGCTTGCAATCTTGTTTGACATTCCTGACATATCAACATTAACCTGTTTAGTAGTGTAACTCGCAATTCTTTCTTTACTGATGCTATCTTTAATCATACTTAAAATATCATCGGAGTTTTTAACCTCTTTTTTTATATCGTCCGTATTATCCTTAATTCCATTAAGAGCATCTTCGCCTGAGTCGGTAGTAGGATTTAATAAATCATCTACCATATTTTTTAGGCCATCTATGCCATCTGAAATTTTGTCAGAAACTTTATCTCCAAAGGCAACGCCTGCATCCCAAGCGCCGCTATACTCAAATCTATCAAGATGATAGTCCTCAGCATTAACTTTAGCCATAACTTCTTCACCTTTGCCAAAGGTTTCATCAACCCAGCCAGTCAAGCCATCACGCCAGCCTTGTACTGCTCCCGCAAGGTTTGAACCAAAAATTGTATCGATTGCACTCGCGAGACTTTGCAACAACTCTAAAACACAGTCGACTAAATCAAAGAAAAGCCGTGCTACCGCGCCAACTGGGTCATTAAACACATTTGCAAAGAAATTAGCAAAAGCAGCAATAAAATTCCAAAGAACGACAACAATATCAATAATGAAATTAATAAGAGTAATAAATAGGTTTCCTATAAATGCCCCAGCGACAGCCAAAGCTCCACAAATAATACCAATTCCTGACTCTGCCATACCCGTTGTGTCAGCTATCCAGTTACACAAGGCAATAAGTATAGCTATTAATGCAATAATTAATATAATTATCCAAAATATAGGGCAAGATAAAATAGCTGTATTTAAGCCGTATTGTGCCGCTGTTGCAGCAGCAGTAGCAGACGCTTCTGTTCCTGTTGCGGCAGCATGAGCAAATGAAGCCATACATAATGCTATTTTTACACCTGTGCTAATAAGTTCGATAGCTTTAATAAGTAATAGCCAACCATAGTATATAGCTAAAGCAGCGGCTACACCATATATAATAGGTCCTATGACATTCCAATTTTGAGCTACAAATTCTGCTATATTTCCAATAGCTTCAAAAATATCAATAACCACATCAGCTAAAACAGCTAAAACTTCTATCGCTCCTGTTACAAAATTCTGAAATCCTTCACTATTAGCAAGTTCATTCAGCCTATCTAGTACAGGTTTAAAAGCCATAGTTGCCGTATTTTGAAACTTTGTCCACATTTGTCCCCAAGTCAAAGGCATCTTTTCAAATCTTTCATTTATTTCATCACTTGCTTCAAAAATAGCATTTTTAACAACATCTGCGGTAATCATTCCATCGGCAGCCATTTCTCGTATTTCACCGATAGGTTTTCCTAGATAGTCTGCTATGTTTTGGATAAGGTTTGGAGCATTTTCAAAGATAGAATTTAATTCATCACCTCGAAGTACGCCAGAGCCTAATGCCTGTGATAACTGTAACATAGCATTAGATGCTTCAGTTGTAGTAGCGCCTGCGATTGTCATTTGCTTTTGTACTAAATTAGCAAAAGCAACTACTTCATCTGAACCACTAAAAGCATCTTTTGCATTATTACCAAATCTAGCAACAACAGCGGCGGTATCTGTTAAAGAACCTCTCGCATCTTGTGCAGAAGCATATATTTTTTTAAATAAATCATCTACACTACCTGTTTCATTAAAGTTATCTAAAAGTAAATTTAATCTTGCTTGCGTTTGTGTTACTTCATCTGACAAGCCTAAAACTTGTCCTGCGCCTTTTATACTTAAATACGCAGCAGTAATTCCTTTAAGCTTGCTTAGAAGTCCATTTGTAGCATTAGTTCCTTTTGCAATTTCCTGATTAAATTTACCTTGTTCAGAAACATTATCTCTAATATACCTCTCTGCACTGCTAATATTTGCTACAAGTCTTGCATATTCTGCATTTGCTGTAGCAGGGTCCATATTTGTTAAAGCACTATTTAATCTTGTTTGTACTTGTGTTGCTTGATATAATTGTGTTCTCAAATATTCAAGTCCTGCGTTAGCAGTATCTGAACCAATATTAACTGGGTTATTTTCAATTTGCTGTATTCTTTGCTGTATAGCTGTTAATCTACCCAATGTATTATTTAATTCTGCTGTTTGGTTAGGTCTTAGAACGCTTGCAGAATTACTGTTAATAGTAGATTGTGTCGCAATAAGATTTTCCATTAGGGTATTAGCATTAGCAATTTCTTGATTAAATCTTTCAACCCCAGTGTTTGTAAAAACTAAAGGTCCTACATTTTCAAAATCATAAGTTACTGGAACTTTAACAGGTGGGATGTTCTGAGAAGACTGCTTTAGTGCTTCAATTTGTTCTTGACAAACTTTTGCGGCTGTTTCAGCTTCTTTTAAACATTCTTTTGCCCCTTCAAACGAACTCATATCTATGTCGGCATCTAAAGCAGATTGAATATCATTAATTCCTGAAAGCATTAAGTTCATTGCTGAGTGCATAGATGTAAATGTACTACTAAAATTGTCATATAACTCAATAGAACTTGATATTGTCAATACACTCACCTCTTTTTAGCTTTTTTCATCTTCTTCTTTTGTTTTTCATCTTCTTTTACTTTTCGCTCTACAGCTGCAAAAATAAAAGCTTTTTCTTGCTCATCCATATCAACAAATTCGCAAGGTCTAATATGTAATTCAAACAGACAGTAATATACAAAACTTGCTTCACTGTCTGTTTCTATTAGTTTTTTGCTTCTTCAATTTTTTCATTAATTTCCTTATTATAGCCATTGTACTTCTGAATAAAAGCGGCAAGGTCATCATATTCACCAGGGTTATCTAACATAGCCATTAAAAGGTCCTCTGGTGTGTTTACGCCATAGCTGTCCTGAAGCTCGGCATCATAAAGATTAGGTGTAACTGTAGATGCGACAATCATATCAAGCACATAGGCTTCACCATTAATTCTCTGTCTAAACGCACCAAATTTACCTGGAATAGGCACTTCTTTAATATTCTTTTCTCTTAATTCCTTATTTTCCTTTGTGGTAATATGTCTAAATTCCCATTCTGGACTCTTACCGTTTTCATCAACAATAGATGTTGTTGCAACGCGTCTTACATTTTCCTTTACCACTTTGTTAGCCTTCATAAAAGCATTAAATTTTGACATAATTTTATCCTCCATAATTATAATAAAAACAAATAAGGCAGGCTGTATTAAATAGCCTGCCAAAATATTTAGTTAGCTAAAAAACCATCAAGCTGTTTAAAGCTTTCAGGGATTGAGAAGTCCTCAAATGTACCTTCTATTTCTTCATCAATATATTCGCCATCTGCATCAAACTTAGCAAGAATACCACCGTCAGTATTACAGTCATAAAGTATAACAGTCTGACTTTTTGCAGTAGAAGTTGGGTCATTATTTTCAATTTGCATATCAAAGTATACATCTTCGCCTGTATTCTTATAATCTTCAAGAACTTTTCTAAGCACTGACTGATTGTAGTGCATTGTACCACTAAAAGTGCCTTCCATACCTGTTGACTTGTGTCCGGTCATAATCGCACCAAGCCTTGGTATAGTTGACTTTGCTTTTTCAAGCTTTACTTCCATATCAATCATATTTGCAAAATTATACCTATTCCCATTTAATGTTATAAAACATTTAGCTAATTTTGCTGCAATAGCATCTTTTGCATTCATTGTTATGTTTTTAGCCATTATATTCTAACCTCCTTAATTAACTTTTACAGTCATATATAATTGCTCCATGCAATTTACAACTGTTACAGGTGTATTAACAACAACAGCTTTCTTAACTTCTCCTTGTTCTACAACAACATCTGTATCTGTAAAATCTTCAATAGCTCTAAGAGTTTCAAGATTCTTTAGGTACTTTACAATATCTGCCCAAAGTGCAATTCTACCTGCATTATCGTTAGGCATTACACCAAGATAACGAGTATTAAATATTGTTGCTATATCCATACCGATTTGGTCGCATACTCGCATGGTTTGATTAGAGCAAAATAAATCACTCTTTTCAGATGTTGTTGTAACCAATGAATTAATATCGGTAAGAATTCTATAATCAGAACCTACTTTATGAAGCTTTAATTCACCGTTGTTGATTGCCTGCTCAAGACCTGTCTGTGTGTCAGAGCAAACAGGTGTATATTCTCCATCATATTTTTTATTAGTGCAACTCTTGTTAATTTCACAAGATGACTCTGCACCACCTAACCACCAAATAAGACTTTCAGTATTTTTTTCAGCATCTGTTGTTAAATTTATTACGCCTTCATAATCGGCGGCATAATTATGCACAATGGTCTGAAATTTAATACCTGCTCTATCTCTCATTCTTTTTGTAAAACTTACAAAAAGAGATTTGATTACATCAGAAGTAGAATCACAGATAAGAGTATTAAAAGAATAACTTTCTATAGCAGATAAAAAGCTTTGATAACTTGAGCCTGTAGCCTTTATTGCCATACCACCAGTTAAAAAAGTTCCTGATGTTTCTTTTAAAGATGCGCTACGCTTCCAAAACACAAAATCATTATCGACTAATTTATCTATTCCACTAACAGTCTGCTTATCTACAAGAGTATCTGAAATAGCACCGTCGTATACTATTTCAATTTTAGATATTCTTATCTTACTTACACCATATACATAAATATCTTTTGTTGCTTCATCATCAGCTGTAATTGTAAAAGTTGCAACATCTCCGCGTACTTGTGAGTCAACTGTTGCGGGATTTGCACCGTCTGAGAAAATTTTAACAGCACCTTGTGTGTTATTAATACAAGTAACTTTAATCTTACAAGGAACAACCAAATTTGCAAAACATAAAGCCCTACTGCTAGGCTTACCATTTTCATCAATATCTGTACCTTCTCTTACCTCATCAATCCAGCAAGACCAAGGGTTATTACCATCTGAATTATCCTGTTGTATAGCGGCTTTTCCACCAACATTTATAATATCAGGAAATGCACTTGCAATAGTAGGTGTTGTATTTCCGGTTTTTGCATTTCCAAAATCATAAAGTTTATTAGATTCAACATTCTTATCTACGCTACGCATATAAGTACACACATCATACAAATCAGTTTTATCTGCATTCTTTGCAACGGTATAAAAAATATCATTTCCTCTTGTACCTGGGCATTTTGCAGAAGCAAGTTCAGCACTTGCAGAGCCGCCACTATTTACTCTATAAAAATAGCATTTTTGTGCATTCTTAAATAAATCTCTATAAGGCTTCATTGCATCATCTGTATATGGATAACCAAATATTTTTAGTGAATTTTTTTCAAATTCTTCTGCTGTTAATTCAATAACTTCATCTTCAACACCCCAATTAAGATTTAATGGTGCAGCACACACACCTCTTTCTCCAAATACAACACCTGTATTTGATGTTGATATAAAGTTGATATACGCACCTGGTAAAACCTTATTCTGGGTTACAAAAGTACCTCCACCTAAAGCCATACTTACACCTCACTCTCTAAAAATTCTTTAAGTAACTGGTCTACTTCGCTAAAAGTATATTTACGATTGCCTAATATCGTATTTAACACATCAATGTATTTTAAATACTTTTTACTCGCTGTAATTTGTTCTTTAGAATAACTTGCTTCTGCTTCTATTACAGCTTCGATTGGCTTTTCTTCAGTAGCTTCAATTGAGTTTAATGCTGTAGTTTCCACAGCTGTAGATTTTCTAGTTGCCATTTTTTATCATTCCTTTCTGTATAAGAATTTCCATTTTTTCAACATCATTTTCAACAATGACGAATATATCATAGTTTATTGTTAATGTTAAAACACCATCATAAATATTTGTATCAATACCTTTTCCTAATAACGGTTCAGAGTCAAGTTCTATGAATTCAAGTGCTTTATACATTCTATCTATAACACTAAAACATTCTGCTCTATAGTCCTTAGACTTAGGAAAATACTGAATTGCAAATTGATTTTCTCTATAATAACGATTTCCACAAAACCTAGTTATTTTAGGATTTATGCACTGAACAAAAAAGCAAGGTTCTCTCAAACCTTGCTCTACATCTTCTGTATAAATGTTGTATTCTTCGCCAAACTCACTATAGAGGGCTTGGCTTATCCCTTTAATAATCTTATTAATCATAACGCATCACCTGATTAAGGAAGTTTCGCACACGCCTTTCAAGTACCGCAGGAGTAAGTTTATCCACTTCTTTTGTCGATATAGTCAACATAAACTTTCCAGGTACCCATTTTCTGTGATTCACAGTTCTGTGTCCATATTCAACATAGGCAGCATATTCAAGATTATTACTTACGATTACCTTATAACAATTACCTGTACGCGTAATACTTGATACAGTCCAAGCTCTTCTAAGGTCACCAGTATCAACTGGAGTTCGAAGTTTAGCTCTTGCTAATACCTCAGCACCTAAATCATTTATACAGCGTTCAATCATAGCTTTAGCTTTGATTTCTTGCTTTTCTAAATGTTTTGCAAATTTTTTTAATTCACTAAAATCGCATCTACCGGTCTTTGCCATAATTTAACCCCACCTTTCAAATATTTCCAGAGCTACTTCTTGATGGGTTGCATACATAGCAGGTACCCCAGAGCTTTTATAAATGCCTTCGCGATTATTTTGATTAACAACTATTTTTGAGCCAGGTGGTATAGTCAAATCGGGTGACATAAAAAGCTTTATATTTTGTACTTTTTCTTGTACTGTATCATTATTTTTAGTTGTAGGTGATGTGGTTTCAAAAGAAATTCTACAAGGTTGATTTTCAATAATCATCTGCTCAATTTGCCTTGTTTGTTTTGTATCTTCATCTCGAATATTATTAAGCTCATATACTGAGCAAGTTCCAGTGTACAAACTTTCTATATGTTTTCTTGCAGAATTAAAAACACTCATTCTTACCACCTTAACTTTCTAAATGCGATAAGTTCGGCATCTCTATTGCAGAGCCTATCTAATAAAGTAATATATCTTGAAGCTGCACTTGTATTATTATCATAAGTGTAACCTACACTTGTGTCCCCTTCGGATATATTACTTATTCTTCCTGCGTTAAAGTCAATGTTATCACAAACATTTTCACCAACACTAGACTTAGTTCTTAATAGTGTACCTGCCGCAATATCAACAGCAACAAAATAAAGTTCGGGTGGTATAACAGTAATATTACAAAAATTCTTTATATACTGCTCTGCTCCATTTATCGCAAATTGAATAAGCACTAAATCACTATCATTAACATTATAGCCTAATGATTTAAGTTTCTCAGTTACATCACATTCTTTAATCACATAATCACCCTAACTTATGCTTAAAAGCAACAATTCTAATCTGCTTAGGTTCATATACTCTTTCCCAGTTTTGAGCATTAGCAAGCTCTGTTCTAGTAGGTGTTTCAACATTAGCTCTAACTGCGTTAGTCCACTTAATACCACGTGGATGTAAGATAAACGCACTTCTATTAATAAGATAATCAACACCAGAGCCTTTCTTCTTGTCTCTGTCAATTTCTGTTGCTATGTGACCTACTGGGTTACCTTCGCCGTAGGCAATAGCACCGTCACCAAATAAATATGTTGTGTATACACCATCAACAACCGGACAACTATCATCAACAATAACTCGTCTGCCCTGGTATGTATCAAATTCAAGTTCAGATGATGCCTTGACTGTTTCAATCAAATCTAACTTTCTTAAATATGACTTAGTAGCAGAGTGCATAGCAACAGCTGTGAGCTGACTCTGTGCGTCACCAAGAAGCTGACAAGCATCTACAAAAGACTTACCTTCTATAATTGCAGCTGCTGTCTTAGACTTAGAAATATCAAGAATATGGTCTGCAAGAGGTGTAACTGTTTCAGAACTGCCGTTTGTATAAGTACCAAACACACCATTTAAAATTGCAATAAGCTCTTTCTGCTTATCTCTTGCCCAGAAGCCTGCAACCAAATCACCGATAGCCATCATTGGGTCCTTACCGGATAATGCTGCTGAGAGGTCTGTTGCTGCCCACATCTTCGCTCTGCGAATAGTTGTTGATACATCTTTGTTTGATGTAATCTTGTTTGGTGTTAAATCAGCATCTTCAATAATAGGTTCTGATTCACCCTGTAAATCTTCAAAGAAAGGCATGTTGTGAATTGGTGCTGCCTCACTTGCTAACTGATTAAATTCCTGATTATTTGTTACTATACCGCTGTTAAAAAGAGCTGATAACTCCATTGTTCTATTTACAACATATGGGTTAAAAAGCTCTGGTACAATAACATCACTTAATTTTGTAATTGCCATACTCAATTACTCCTTTCCTATTTTAAAAATTAATTTCTACTCCTGCCGCAGTAGCCATTTCTCTTGCTTGTGCAGGATTTTCCTTTAAAAGTTTACCCTGTTCTGTTAAATTGAAAGTTTCTTTTGCAAAAGGATTTACATTACTACCCTGACCTCCAGCCGGCTCATAAATTGGCTGTGTCTGTTTAAATAAATGTGCCATAGACGCATCTTCTTTAAAAGTCTTAACAATCTCAGTAACGCCAACAGGTTCTCCCTTATCATCAAAGCTAAACTTATCAACTCCACCTTGCTTGTAAATAACATAGTCTGGGTCAATTACACCTTCCTTAACCAACAGCTCTTTTACAGCATAAGTTTTCTTAAACTTGTCCGCTTCTGCTTGAAGGTTTGTAATTGTTGTTTTATAGCCTGCTATTTCAGTCTGTAAAGCTTCATTGTCTTTATTGTCTTTCTTTAATGCTGTAATAGTGCTATTCGCAGTTTTTAACTGTGTATCTACATTATTTTTTTCACTTTCTAAAGCGTCATACTTAGCCTTGCTGACATATTCGCCTGTACTTAAATTAGCCAGTTTTACCTGTTTGTCTTTGTTCTCAGAATTATACGCGTCAATAATTCCTTTAAACTCCTCGTACTTTTCACCTAATACTTCCTTCAAAAATAACATATTATTACCTCCTATATCTTGTTTTTATATGTGGTGTCGCCACGGATATATACAGTAGTTTATATCTCCTACTGCAAGAGAATATTAAACCTTTTAAATGTCTTGCTTAGGACGAAAAAAGGAAATAAGCTGTGACACTCATTTCCTTTGCTGACTAAATTATTTATAGTTACATTTATTTAAAGTGGTTTGGTCGCAACCTCCCCACTAGGTTTAGCCCTCAGGCATCGCCGTAATTCCTATCATAAAAATTAGTTATAACTAGCCCAACGGAATCACATCTTTTCAAATATTTAACATCTCACAAAATACCTGACTTTATTTTTCTTTCTTAGCCTCTAACATAAAGTTTATCATAGCACTTATACCACCTACTACAGCGTCTCTTAAGGCATCCATAGATTCAGTTGTATAAACCAACCCTTCACTTCCACCACCTAATAAATCTATTTTTTCAAAGTAAGCTCTAATTTCAAGCATAGCTATGTATTTTTCCATTGTTTCAAGCTGTGCTTCATAAATTCCTCGTGTACAATCTGGCGTAAAGCCCAAAGTACCATTGTCCCACTTTTCCAACATTGCCTTAAGATTTTTATATCTATTAACCAGCTGATAATATTCAGCCTTAAATCTTTCCTTGTAATCTTCACTTAACATCATTTTTGCAGTTTCTTCCAATGTTAAAATCTTTTCCATGTCTTTTCCTCCATTTAACTTTTTCAGGTAACAAAAAAGGACAGCTTTAAACTGTCCTAATCTGCTTATTTATTGTGTTTTTCTAACTTGCCTGTAAGTTTTATTTGTTTTTATTTTTATCATCTTTAAGATTTTTATGGTCTCCGCAGTATGCGTACACAATCGAAGCGGCAACGGCTGAAAATAAAATTATAGAGCTAATCTCTTTAAGAATGTATAAACAAAATAAAAAAGTCTGCATAATTTTTCTCTCCTTTACATTAAAAAGCACCTAACATTATCTGTTAAGTGCTCTAACATCACTTTAGAAGTCCACAGTTAAATACCTCTTATCGTGCCTTTAATTTCTTTATCTTTAGGACAATAAACTTCAGAAGAATTCCCAAATTTATAATACTTTAATTCAGAACCACAACGAGGGCATATTACTCTTTTTCCTGGGGCTTCAAGTTTTGCAACTACTGCGTTTTTTTCACTATTAGTCATAGCCATAAATTAACAACCTCGCTTTTTTATTATACTTAACTGTCACGCCAGCCTCTTTTGCTCTATCGTAAGCGTCTATCATAAGGCTACGCCTTTCAGCATCACTTAAATTAGGCGCATTTATTGCAGCATCATAACTTGCTTTAAATTCATCTCTCCAGTCATCAATTCTGAATTTTGATGGGTGGTTTTTATAATGCCCATAATATTCGTGTGCCAAAACAGCTCTTTGTGACATTAAATCTCTATTATATGTAGAATTAATGTCTGGCAAAATATCACCTCTAACATTTATAATACCTTGTATATCGCTGAAACCCGTTCTACCGCCTTCATTAAATCTAAGTACCTCAATAGGTATATTTAGCTCAGAAGAGTATTCTTTTATTTCATTAATTTCAGAATCTGTTAAAATATGAGAAGGGCTTGTTCTTAGTCTATTAGACATTCTTCTTTCTGATTTTATTATATCATCATTATTTGCACTTGTAAACTTATCATTACTAACAAATTTTTCCTTCCAATCTGTGTATGACATATCATCAATATAGATAGTCTTACCAGTTTCAGGGTCCCTTGCAGCTCTTTTTCTACCTTGCTTAAGTAGCTCGTCTGTGACTTCCGGTATTGTAGTACCTCGGCAACGCGGATGAAAAGGAGGTGCTGTTATCCCTATTTCAAAGTCATCTCTATTAAAGATTTTACTATCCATATCAGCACACATATCACAAGTTTTACCATCTAGTGTTTCTAATACACTATACTTTTCAACTCCTAATTCATCATAGCTATCCATTTCTGCCCTTGTACATATCTGGGCTGTTTCAGTACGAATAAGAGTATTGCAAGCTGATTGGGCTACATTGCTTTCATAACTTAATTGTCTTGCAAGCTTTTTAGGGTCTGTACCTCTAACGCACCAATCTGTTAAAGCTTGTTGAAGTTTATTTGTCAATTTAGGTCTGTAAGTACCCCATATTCTTTCAGAGAAGTTTGTACCGTCAATAGCCCAAGGCTTTTCAAGTATCAATTTAAGTCTGCGTTCATCTACTTGTGCAAAACTAAATCCCACACCAATACCTTTTTGTACTTCAAATGCCGTTCTATAATAAACATCTTTATACACATTTGATAGCGTTTGTGTGACATTTTCTGTAATATCGGCAAATGCTTTATCACAAAATAACATCATTTGCATTTTAATAGCATCAAGTCTAGTGATGTGATATTTTGCACTTGCGTTTTCAAGTTCTTTGTCCCAGTTTCCCAAGTAGCTGTTAGCATAGCCTTTTCTTATGTATTCTTCAACATCCCATCCAAGTTCTTTTAGCTCTTTATTTGTAATAGCTTTTTTGGCTTCAGCTAAAGTCATATTGTTATTATCAGCAAAACGCTTTAACCAGTATGTAATGTCTTTATCAATTTGAATGATTGCATCATCTATTAATTTCATAGATTCGGCTACGCACTTTTGGGCTTCTGCATTGGACCTTTCTTCTAAAGCTTTAAATCTTTTAGCCCAATATTCATTATTCTTCATCATTCTTCCTCTCTAGTTTTTGGAAAACCGTAATCGCCTACTTTTTCATTAGTTTCTTTTTTTAATTCAGCAATTTCCTTTTCGGCATCGTCAACCCAAGGATGATTTTGAAGAACGGTCTTCTGTGAAATAATGCCTGTACTTTTTGATGCAATATCTGCAAGTTCAGTATCATTCGTGATGCTATTTCTTGTCCATACTTGGTTAATTTCATTACACTGTATATTTGCGTGTCTGCAAATAGCTCTTACAAGCTCTGCAAACCCTAATCTAAATTCTGTTTCAGTAAGTCCACTTTTAAGCTCTAACAAAGAATATAAATACTTTAAAGCTACGCCACTTGCGTTGCCAAAATTTGATGGTTCAGGGTCTACTGCCTGTCCCTGTTCAAATATTGCCTTACGGGATATACTCAACAATTCTTTTCTTGCTTCAACCGGTATGTCTATAGTAAGTGTTTTTAAATCACCTTTACCATCAATATTTTCGTCTAGCTTAATGGTTTTGTATTTCTTTAAATTACCGAGAAACTCACTTAAACTTTCACCTGCATAGCCGCTTAGAATAAATATAATTTCCTGAATATCTTCTAAGTCATTGATAAATCCTGAATACACTTTGTCATAAGTATCAATATGTCCCTTTATAGGCTCTAAATCACTTGTGTGGTTGTCGTTGTTGGCAAAACTTATGAAAGGAACTTGACCAAAATTATGATTAAGTACATTTGTATATGCTCTTGGAATATCAAAACCAATAGGGTATCTTGCAAGCTCCATAAGTCTATCAAATCCTTCATTTACATATCGTTTATATGTTGCACACTCAGTTTCAGTCCATATCTCGTAAACCATATAATGTCTGCCGGTTTCCTCTTCTAATTCCATATACACTCTTAAAACACTTATGAGTTTTTTCTCAAGGTCATTGTTATATACTGGAATTATTTCTTTGCTGTCTATAACTGCCCATCTAAATCTATTTTTATCATCAATCCAATAATGAATCCAAGCTATGCCGGCATTTGCAGAATTAACACATAGCTTTTTACAGTTTTTTGCATAAGCATCACCTAAGACCGTTTGAATATATTTATTACTAGAGCTATTACCTATATCAATGATGGGCGGATATGTAAACATATAACCTGCTTTTTGATTAACAATCAAGCTATAGAAACTGCTACAAATTCTATTGTCTGCATTTCTTACAGCTTCTGTTTCTGCATCTTTTTTCTTACCAAAAAGAATATCGTTTTTGTTTCTGTAATACCTTTCAGCTATTGTTGCTTTAGAAACAAAATTGCTATGCCCTAAAGTATATTTTTTTATAAGCTCAATAGCTACAGTCAAGTCCATTTTATCACCTCATCATTTTAAGAATTTTATTCCAGTTTTATTTCTCATATAATCGCGAAGAGCGTATCTCACTGCATCTATGCTGTGATTATCTCTGTCAGGGTAATCAGATTTAAAATTATCATTACTATCTTTTTCATATTCATAACCTAGAAACTCTCTAGCTGTATTAGGGCATCTTTCTTGGTCAATTACAATTTCTTCTAAATCTTGTAAAAATTTAATACCATAATTAACGCTATCCGGACCCTTTTTTACACCTTTTATATTTAAGCCTAAAGCTTTAAATTCTGCTATTGTTCTTGGTTCTGCACTATCACCCATTACCAGACAATTATCTTTATTCTGTCGCATAATAGCATCAACAGCTAACCTATTTGACAGTCCAACTTTATGTATTTCAAAGAATATATATAATCTTCTTCTAGTTCTATCAAAATGACATTCTGTATAGTGGAGTGGGTCAACAGCATATCCAAAGTCAACAGCTCTTTTTATATGGTCAAAATTATTTACTTCATCATCTGATATTTTTCTAATTGTAATATTAGTAAATATTTCTCCACCTGTTCCTCTTACCTCACCTAAATACTCGTGAGCATAGGCATCATAATTGACAGTCTTTAAATGCTCGGCTTCAATAAAAAACTGTTCACCAAGCCATTTTTTAGGTACTGTTAAATAACTACTGTGATGTACAATTCTGTCTTTTCTTTCTTCTAAAATTTCATTATTTACCCAATTTCTCTGTGACCTGGGTGGATTATATGAATAAAAAACAACAAAATTTTCGCCACCTCTCATAAGGGACTGATTTATTGTTCTTATTTCTTCCATTCCATTGAATTCATCAACTTCTTCGTACCATATATATTTACAATAACCTGTTTTAAATTTTGTAGATTTAATTTTCTTAGGCTTATCTGCACCTCTAAAAATTATTCTTTGCTTGCCATATACAAGCTCTAACGGACTAAGTTTGACTTGCCAGTATTGTTCAACACCTAATACTTGTATAGCCCATAAAAGCTGTTCAAACACACTATCTTTAAGATATTGTCCTACCTTTCTTATAGCTACTGCATTAGCGTTACTGTCACTCATCATTCCTAACACAATCTCTATACTCGTAAATGATGATTTTGTACTACCTCTGCCACCCTTTAGCCAATAATGCGTATATTTATTAGCTTTAAGACAATTATGAATATTATAAAAGGATGGTGCAATTAAGCTAGATAACCTAGCCATTTGCATCATCCTTTGGTATATCATCTGTTATCACAACTTTAGCATTCCCATCAACTTCAAGCTTATCTGTAAACAAGCCGTATCTCTTGCCAAGCAATTCAGCAGCCTTCAGTCTTTCTTTTTCATCTGGTGCTTTATTCATTTTTCTTGCATCTGAACAACCATCGCCAGTCCCTTCTATAACAACAATTTCTGATTGAGATTCGCCACGCAAAACAGTTGTAAGATATTCCATGACTTCTTTCGCATCGGCAATTTTTTCTGAACTGATTTTTTCAAGCTGTTTATTGATATATTCTTGAACCTTAGCAATTCTTAGCAATTTAGCAGCACATACCGCAGCAGAACTATCTTTTTTTACATTTGGATAAGCTTTTCTATATGCCCTAGTGGCATTACAGTCAATCAAATATTCATCACAAAATTTTCTTTGCTTGTCAGTCATTTCATCTTCACCTGCCTTTCATAGCATAAAAATAAGACACCCTTTTCTTTAAAGGATGCCTTAACCTAACATTTCATATTATAGTATACTATAATATGAAGGTGGGATTCAAGTGGGTTGCAGTGGGAACTTTTCTTCAAATGCTTGTAAAGCAGATAAGTGAATTTCTTTAATGTAGTCATATGAGAATTTCATTTCCTGTGCAGCTTTTCTTAAATTTTTACCGTCAACATATACAATGTTTAAAATATCTTTATGTTTGCTATTATCTAGTTGCTGTATCTGATTAATTATTTTTACCCTTGTTTTGATAAGCGTATTTTTCATTAAATCAAGTATTTTTTCTTCTTCATCAATCTGACTAAATATTTTTGCAAATTTATCTGGTTCAACTGAACTTTGTACTTTTTCTTCTTCATAACTAATACCTGCAATATCTAAAGAATCTTTTAATCTTTGTATGTACTCTTGCTGTTTCTTAACTTTGATATTTTGTTCTTTTATTTGTAATAAATATTCTTTTATTGTCACATTAAACACCTTCTTTTTTATTTATTTAACAAAAGTTCAACATAGTCATAAATCTTGAACCGCCTGAAAGGCTGTAATTTACTAGGTTTTTTAAATAAGCGGTTCAAGATGTACGGTTCTATATATATTATAGATATTTTTTAGAGAAACATAAAATTTTAATGATTTTATATTTTAATATATCCTTAACTTAAAAACATCTTGAACCATCTTGAACCGTACCCTTGAAACCCTTATTTTTACTGTATTTTATCGGTTCAAGATGATGTTGAACCTATCTTGAACTAACTTAAATATCTTGAACTTTTGACGCGTACATATCAGCAGTATGAGTAAACAGTACTGATTGATATTTTCTAATTGCTCTATCAAAACTATCCCAATCATCAGTGACATAAGCGCCCATATGAAACCTAATACACAACATTTCTTCTTCTGTAAGTGTTATCACTTGTGACAGCATCATCACCGACTTGTCCCCATGACCAGCAAATACAGGTGTAGGATTGTATGTCCACTTTGGATTTTTACTTATCAACAAACTATTTCCAACACCCTGTGCGTTTTCGTCTATATAGTCATCCATTTTGCAAACATCGTGAAACATTCCTACAATATATGGTGACTCAGGTCTTGTCCAAGGTATATTAAATTTATGTGTCATTTCCACTAATACTTGTGCAACCATCATTGAATGTTCAAATAAACCACCAGTATGATTACCATGATATTTGATTGCAGCAGGCTTTATAAAGAACCCATTATCTATCAACCAATTTAATGTTTTTGAATCAATTATTGACTTTTTGTTTATTTGCATAAATTTATTAAACTCAAATACTTGACCTTGCGTAAAAATTTTATTATTCAAATCAAACATTCCATTCACCTGTTTCATTAATTAAATTCCTTCCCTGTTCTCTTATCTTTAAATGTAATTCTTCCTATTACTTCAAATCCAGAAAGGTATGCTAAATCTTTAATAATATGTACCAATAATCTAATTTTCTTTTCTTGTTCAGATTCTTCTTTAACTACTTTTTTCATAGCACTATAAGCTGTTGGGTCATAATAACCTTCGCTATTATATTTATTCATATTAACTTCACCCCACAACTAAATCATCAAACACAACTGGTATCATTTGTTTAAAATTTTTAAGAAGTGGAATTGTTACTTCAAGCATCTGTTGATGTGGCTTTCCGGTTGTTCCCAATGCACGAAGTTTGAAAAAATGTCTCCATTCACGAAGGTTTGCTGTCATCACTACTTCTGTTTTTAAACTATTTGGAAGAACTGCTCTTGCTTGTTGTGGTGTTAAACCAAAGTTGAGTAACTTGAAATAGGCATCTTCACAAGATTTCATACTATTCTTCCAAATATTCCAACCTTCTGAATTATATTCTAAGTATTGAGGAACGATAAATGTAATTTCTGACCCAAAATCATTATTAAAATAATTACAGTATCTTGTAGATTCTTGTGCAAAAGATGCCATTCTATGTCTAACTAATTCATGACTAATTCCTCTATCTACAACAAATTTAACTGTTACAGAACAATGTTCTAGCATTGATTCATGACCCCTTTTGATAAGCCCTGCAACAAATCTATTAGCAGAATCTTCTTGAATCTTATTTTCACTTTTATAACAAGTTCTTGCAATTAATTCAATTTTTTCTAACATCTTTTGACCATCAAAAACACTGTAAATCTTTGTATACGGTTTAATTATCTTCATTTTCTTCACCCATCCTTTCAATACATCTGTTGACCTTCTGCTTCATTACTTCCTGCACTTCATCTTCACACGAAAGCAAGAATATCACTTGGTCAAACAGCAATTTAACATCTGCTAATTCTTCTACAAGATTTTCTTCAATTTCACATCTTGATAATTTCTTTGAAACAGGTTGACCTTGACCATTAATTCTAAAATATTTGCAAATTATCTGAGTCAATTCTGCCATTTCTTCAATTAATTGTTGCATCTGAACTTCAAGACCATAATGCTTTGCAATCTTAAATTTTGGGTCCTTTTTAATGTATTCTATCAACATATTCTGATAGTTTGATGCTTTGTCTAAGTCTTCCTGACCATTTTTATGTTTATGTCTATACTGATATTTATAAGAATTCAATTCACAAAACGCTTGTGTTTTCTCATAACCAAACTTTTCAACCATTTCTTCTATACATTCTTTTCTACCTGGAATATTATAATGTCCAGGATGAATCACATTTGACATCTTTAATCACCTTCCTTTATGTATATTTATATCAAAAATTTATATTCTAAGCATTTCTTCCTTTGCTCTTGTATAAAAATTTCTATCAATTTCAAAACCAAAAGAACTTCTTCCAAGGTTTCTTGCTGCCCTTAAAGTTGTACCAGAACCACAGCAAGGGTCAACAACCACATCACCAGGGTCAGTAAATGTTTTAATCAACTGTTCAATTACATTGATAGGTTTTTGTGCAGGATGAATTTTAGGAATTTCTTTTCCATCCTTTTCCCACTTAAACCAATTAAAAACCATATGACCTGTTCCTCTAATGTTTTTTCCATTTTCATCAATCTTCAATCCATTTCTGAATTTTGGAAGTTTGTTACGATATAAAACAAGGGCGTATTCTGTTGCACCTACAACTCGCATATTTGCTTTTAATACTTGTGGTGAATAATTCTTAATAAACACCAATGGTATATAATTCACAAATCCATGTTTTTTCGCTGCCGCAATCAAGGTTTGTATTTGTTCAAAAGAACAAAATACAATCATACAAGGACTGTTTGAACTTCTTCCCCTTGGAACTGGTTTAGTGTCATCCTTTTTTAACATTTTGCTACAAAAGTGAAAGTATTCATAAAGATTAAAATTAAAATCTGAATTAAATGCAGATTTCCCTGCAAGACTACTTTCGCCATTCTTATTGTCCCCCCCCCTTGTACCACATAGGGTTTGAACCATAAAAATTATTACCTACATTATATGGAACATCTGCAATAATCAATTGTGCAGGTGGAATTGCATATTTTTTATAATTCTGCATAGAATCACGATATATTTCACATTTTATTTTCATTAATTCTCTTGTCCCTTCTGAAATAATCTATATTTTTTACCTTTGATTTTTTTATCTACAATTTGATACCCAAATGTTTTAACCATTTGTCTACTGAATTCAATTTTTGACAAACACTGTAATGACTCTGATAAGCAAAATTCTTTGTATCTATCATAGACTAATGATGTAGGTTCAGTTTGCATATTAAATTCTTCATCTTCGCAATCTTTCACGAACATTAAAAGTGGATTGTTTCTTTCTTCATATTCTTGAAGCTCTTGCTTGATTGCATCAGATGTTGTAAAGTTTTTGGTTGCAAGAACCCTTTTCAATCCTTGAATTCCAAGCTGAATTAGATATTCCATAGATTCTTGACCTTTCAGGTCTTCTTCAATCCCTGGTCTGAAATTCGGGTCATCAGACTTGAATTTTGCATTGAATGGAACAATGACAAGTCTTCTCATAATTGCTTGTGAATCAGAACCTTTTCCCATTCTAGGAATATTATTTGCTGAGAATAGCAACTTGCAAAATGGTTTAAAGTCAAACTTTGGCTGACCTTTCTGTTCTGCATCTATCGTTTCACCTGTAACTACTTTTTTAAAAAGTGAAGTGTCTGTCACAAACTCATTTGAAATATCATCACCAATATTTGCTAGTTTTCCAAACATCATTACTGTACTAAATCGGTCCCCTAACTTCTTTAAATCTAAAGATGAAATATTTTTTTCAGACATAAGATTTGAAAGTGTTTTCAAGTATGTACTTTTTCCATTACTTCCTGTTCCAGTTAGAATAAATGCTTTACCGCCTGCCAGGGTGTTTGACCTATACATGCAAGCACCGACAATTTCTTCAAGTAATGACCTAATTTCTGCATCTTTACAAGACACATTGTTAAGCATATTGTCAATCACTTCACTAGATGCCTGTCTGTTAAAATCCCATGGGATTTTATTAGTGATAACTACATCCGGTGTAAATTCTGAAAAGCTATCTGTTAAAACATTGTAAAGACCGTTTCTGAATGCAATCACACAAGCAGGTGCAGGTTTTATATTATCTCTAATTAATATGTTTAAATATGCCATAACTTCTTGTCTTTTTGCTCTGTTCAACTGTGGAATATGTTTAATCATTACAGCTTCAATTTCTTCTTGTCCAGATACATAAATACCATCTTTATACATGTGAAGCTGTCCGTTTAATCTAATAATGTGATGATTATTCTTTAAGAATACAGCAAATTTATCAAATAAAAATGTTGTACCTTTGTAAAACAAAGGTTTGTTAAACGCTTCATCACGCATAATAACTTCTAATTCTTCATCTGAAAGAGGTTCTTTCAAAACATAAGTATTAATTTTTCTTAAAACTTCTCTAGCTTCTTCTTTCTCAAAATCTGCTGATTGAAGTGTTAAAATATAATTAAATAAAGCTTGATTTCTACCATCTCCTGCATCCATATCCATGAACTCAGCTTTTCCTTTTACTGGTATTAACCATTTAGGAATTTCTTGATATTCTTCACCATCTTCTTGGTAAATATCATAAATAATTTTTCTTTCTTCACCATTATATTTTAAAACTTCGTATGAACTCTTAACACCAACTTTAATATCTGCTGTCAAGCCAATTGCTAATTTACAGTGTGTGAAACACTTTTCAACACCTGCATTTATAAACAAAAAGTGCTTTCCTCTTGTTGTTTCATAAACTCTACAATTTAGTTGAAGTTCTTCAACAATATTCATTAATATTTCAGACTGTTCAAAATCATCAATATCAACCAAAATTGTTTTTTCATCTAAAATTCCTGCGAACTCAGGAAGTAACTTAACTTGTTCGTATGTTTTAAAGTCTGTTCTATTTTTGAATTTCTCAATACACTTCTTATCTTTAGTTTCAACATAGCCTTTAAAAAACACTATTTATCACTTCCTTTGTTCTAAAATTTCTATGTATTTTAAAAATTGCTTCTTCTGTTTAACAGCCTTATTAAAATCAGACATACTTTTCGAATATCTTATTTTTAAATATCTATATTCTAGTTTAGTTTTTTCTAACTCATTTTTAGTCAGTTTTACACCATTTGAATATTTTTCAGATTCAATTTTTATAGATATATCTGCAATTTTCTGTTTATAGTCAACAGCTTTTTTCCCTGAACTGATTCTTTTTTCTTCCAATTCATTTACTTTATCCTGGAAGAATTGGTACATAGTTTGAAATATTTCATCTCTATGTTCAAAATCCAACTCAACAACTTTTAATAATTTCTTCAATCGTGCTTGTGATGTTGGAAAAAATATATCCATATGAATATTCATTTGTCCATTTTTATATTTAATTTGTATATCCATTACATCACCCCAAAGTCTTTTAATCTTTTCTTTGCAAGTTCTACATACCAATCTTTATTAAGGTATCTAGGACATTTAACATTATTCATATTCTCATTGAATATAAAACAGTGTTCTGGACTAGATGCAATTTTTTCAGGTTTTCCAGTTCGAATTGATACTTTCTTTACCCCTGCATCAGTTTCCTTAGTGGAAGCAAACAGCCTAACGCACTTTTCTTTTATAACTTCATCACCATGTAAGATGGTAGAATATTTACTTGTTATTTTTGTTACCATCTGAAATTCTTTTAATTCATCACAACTATGAATAAAACTTTCAACTGGAACATTATTCACCATATATTCAACTAAAGCATGATTTACAATAGGAAAATCACCATAATCTAGGTTTGACAGCTTCTTTACATAAGCACCTTTTGACTTAATATGTCCATCAGGTGCAACAATGATGTAATTGTTCACATCTTTCTGAAACACTTTCCTGTATTCATCAAATTCTAGTGTCAAGCCTGTTCTTTGTTCCCATTCCCAAGCAATATCATCAATTAAATTGAACCATTCTTCTTCATCCTGTCCATCAGGCATTTTTACTAAAATACCATCTGTATTGGACTGAATCAGTTGTGCATAAGGTTCAATATGTTCAATCAAATCAAGCAAAAGAATCTGTCCATATACACATACCTTGTTAGACATCAAAGGGTCATACAAGTCATTGTTCTTGTCTTTTAATACACCATAAGTTGAATTCAACACAATTTTCAGAACTGCCTGTAATGGGTCTTTTTTCTTTTTCAGTTCAAGTCTTTCATGGTAGATGTCTACAAATTTCTGTGGGTCTGCAATATTTCTTGAATGTAGGTTGTATCTAATCATCAAAGAAGGATAAAGAGAAGCAACATCCATCATCAGATAATATCCTTCACCAGTATATTGTTCCAATGCTCCATGAACACCACCCCATGCAAATGTGTGTGGGCATCCTGCAACTATAACTGAATATTGATTCTTTTCAGGTTGCTTTTTCCCTGGAATGTGTCTGTAATAACATCTATTATCAGGGTTTGAATACCAATCTAAGACATCTTTGTATTTCTTCACCTGATTTGTGTTAGGGAAATCAATGTCAAATTCATCACCCCTATCACCTTGTCTATGTGCATCTAAGACTATTGCTGTCAACTGTGGCTTTGTTTTTGAAATTAAAGATAGGTCAAGTGCTTTGCCTTTACAAGCAAGTTTCACCAGTTCCAACCTTCCATTGAATTCCTCTTTTCTTTGCAAGAACACTTCAATAGTCTGTTCTACATCATGTATACAATATTTAACAGTTTCAGCAATTTCTGCTTCTGTCAGTTTCCTGTCAATATCAAATGGAACACCGGTTTCTTTAATGTTGTTTCCCATGCTTCCCTCAAACCACTTCAATCCTTTGTCTAAGTTCAACATTACATCATAATTGTTTAATGGAATTTTGCGAAGTAGTGAAGAAAACTTCCATCCAGGGTTACCTTTAACAATGATAAAGTCATTAATTCTTTTGGGGTCAAATCCACAAAGAATTCCTTTCAATATGTACTGGTCATAGTGATTTGAATTGAAACCAACCCAAATATCATTTTTCTTTGCTTGATACAATGAATCCAGTTCTTCATTGTTGTTAATGATAATGTGCTGCTTTTTCTCTGTCATATCAATCACTACAACTAGCCAGTCATATTTAAAGACTTCAAAGTCATAAAATAACACCTATTCTCACCATCCTTTCAATTCATTATCTTCCCAAGGTTTGATTTTATCCTTGGGAAGATAACTAATCTATTTATTCAAGAATAAATACTTCTGTTACTTCAAAGTCACTAAAATCTTTATTTTTCTTATTAGCTGTATATTTTAAAGCATATTCAAAATTATCTGCAATACCTTCATAAATATCCATAAGCAATTCAGAATACTGTTTATAGCTCTTGAATTCCACAACAGGCATGTCTGCACCCATTTCTTCAACCATCTTACGAAGCAACTCATTACAGTTATGAATCTGAAATCCCTGTGTAATAACCTGATTGTAAAAAAGTATACTTCCCTTGTAATCTCCATCAGAAACAATCTTGAACCAAATACTAACCATAGGGTCGCCTTTTTTAGATGCTTTCAATTCCATTTGCTGAACTGCAACTTCATAATTACCATGTGGTACTTCTTTATAAGTTCCATTACCACCATTTGTAGCAGCTTCTGCTATATCATTCTGTAATCCTTCTGTATCAATTTCCTTATCCCATCTACTAAACATATCTTGTGCCATAATTTTCACCTTTTAACCTTTCTATGTAATTAATTTAATGTTGCTATAACCAAAGCTAACGCTTCTTCACTTGTAAATCCTTCATGTATATGAGCATCATATAAAATCTTGTTTGCGTGAGCTATTTCCTGTGGTCCTCTACTCATAAAATTATTTTTGTTCATATTGATAGTGTTGCTTTTATTTTTTTCTACTACCTCTATAAGCATTTTTAAAAATTCATCCATTAGTTTTCACCCCTTCTTTTTCTAACTCTTGTTTTTGGTTTTTCAGGCTCTACCTGCTGTTTCTGATTTTCTTCTGGATTCATTACTGGTGTTTCCTGTTCTTCTACTGGTTCAGATGCCTGCTGTGGTTCGCTCTGTGGGTCATCCTTGGCATTTTCCGCGTCGGTTGTAGAATTACTTTCCTTTCTTCTTCCAGGCTTCTGTGTGGCTTCTGTGGACTTCTGTGAAGGTGTTCCCACTGCCTGATTTGCCTGGTCATAAACATCCATCAAAGCATCCCAGTTAAGAGGAATGGTTGTCTGACTAATTCCCTTCAATCTACCACCACCAAAGATAACTTCATTCTGCTTGAAGTTCAGTGTTCTGCTGTCATCATCTTCAACCACAACCCTTGCAACAATATCAACCATACCTGCAATCTTGTTAGCAATAGCATCCTGGATGTTTGGTGCAATTCTTGTGATGTTTTGACCATTCTTCTTGGTGATGTCCTTAGATATATCTTCGTGAGATACAACCACAAGATTTTCATAATCAAGATTGAAAAATCTTCTCATTGTAGAAAGATATTCTGTCTTGATAATATCCCAACCCTTTCCAAAGCCTGAATCAGATTCATGCTGAATACCAAGGTTATCATACATATAAATTCTGCACATTTCCCTTGTATCTTCAAGAAGGTCAATAATGATTGTTTTAAAGTCATTCTGCTTCTTTTCAAGTTCTGCAATGGTATCCTTAAATACTTCCCAAGCAAATTTTCTGTTGGTCATTCTACCATTAAGTGTAACTTCATCTTTAATGCTGACATAAGGCATTGTAACAAACTGAATATTTCCATCAGTATTTAGATTTAATGGATTTGGTGCATCATCAAGCATTGTTGTCTTACCACTAAAAGCAGCACCATAAATCCAAATCTTTCTTTTATTTGTTGTACTAATATTTCTTCTTTCACTACTTGGTAAATTCATATAATCAATTCCTTTCTGACAATAATCTTTGTATTCACAATAATTGCATAACCAGCTTATGTGCTGAGTAAATTCTTGTGCTTCCAACATATTCTTTGTTGAAAGCAAGAAGTTAATGACCTTTTCAGGGTCATATTCGATTTGAACCAGTTGTGGTTCTTTCTTGTCTAGTTCTTCCTGCAATCTCTGTCTGAACTGAAACAAGTCTTCTTTCTTTGACTGTTTGATGTTGACCTTTGGAACAAACAAGAAATACAAATTTCTAATAATTTTCCCTGGATTGTTCTTTTCAAAGAAATATTTATATAAATGAAGCTGTGGCGAATCCTTGTATTTACTGACATTATTTGAATACTTGAAATCATACAAGTCATATACATTTGGGATGACCTGATGTTCACCACCAAGTTTCTGTTCTGTTTTTGCAGGTGCAAGAAGGTCAATAAATCCAATGAAGTCATCATCTTCAATTTTTACTTCATGTTTACCTGGTGGAATCATTGCTGCTGCCTTTGAAATCATCACCTCAAGTTTCATTGCTTCATTGACATGTGCATCGTTAATAACTGGATATTCCATAAAATATTCGTGAATTGCTGTTTGAATATCTTTTTCTAGTCCAGTATGAAGTGCTGTTCCAAGAAATAATGCGTTATCTGCATTATCAGGTGGAATGGTTTTAATTCCTTGATTATATTTCAAATCATAACGATATGGACAAGATTCAAAAGTTTCCACCCTACTGTGTGATACAATCAATTTGACCACCTTCCTTTCAAGATTTTATAATTGTATCTTGTGTTTTCCACATTTCCTTGAATAAGGTTGTCCATAAAATTTTTAAATAAATCAAAATCTTTTGGATAAAGAAGAATTCCAAAGCCACCTGCTTCATCTATCTTTTTTAGATTGTAAAGCTGTAATTCACTTGGTTTTCCATGTGGTGCTTTGACTTCAATCCCTAAAAAGCGACCATTACAACAAGCAAGAAGGTCAGGAATACCAGATTTTGTATAAGCTGCACCACCCCAATATTTCAAAAACCAACACCCATTATCTTTCAAAAAAACTTTAATTTTGTTTTCAAAATTCTTTTCAGCTGCCATTTTTACTCACCTTCTTTCTTTTGAAATATATACAAGGATATTCCCTAGACCTTTCACTGCACCATTTCCACTGTTTATAATCCTTGCAAGTCACTTCATCAGTCTTTAACTGTGATTCTGACAGATGCTTTGACATTTGATGTCTTTGTGTATTGTTCATAAATATCAGGTTTATCCTTTTTTAATGCTTTTGAATCAATAGTTGTTTTAGTAGTTGGTGCAACATATACAACTTTTAAAATATCATTTTCAAATGACTTAATTCCAAATTGAGCCATTGCAGCTTCAAGGGCTTTTCGGACTTCTTTTTCATTTTCTTCAAGTTCTTTTTTCTTCTTACTAATTATTGAAATTTGTTGCATTATAGCAAGAGCATTTGAATCATTATTGAATTCTTGTAATGCAGTTTCTTCATCAAACTGTTCTTCACAACCATTCTGTTCAAGTTCTTCCTTGTCATCAAAGTTACTGCAAGCATGTTCACATGTTTCAAAATCTTCACAATAATAGCAGCAACAGTCCTTGTCACATGTGTTATCATTTAGTGCCTGTTTACATTTTTTCATTATTTCCACTATTCCTTTCTTCGAGTTGTTTGTTAAATTCTGTTTGATATTTAATAATGTCTTCTGTATAAGGTGTTGTATATATTCCTTTATTCCAAAGTGTTTCTGCACCGTTAGACCCCATATTGTATGCCATTAAAACAAGCTTTGGGTCTGTATATTCTTCAAATAACTTTCTTAAAACAAATAAACCAGCTCTGATATTCTGTTCTTTATCTAAAAAATCAGTTACACCTATAGTTTCTGTCAACCATGTATGATTTACCTTATTAATCTGCATTAAACCATAATCACCTGTAGAACTGATAATATCAGCATTAAAAGAAGATTCCTTCTGCATCAAAGCCATAACTAATGTCCAATCAATGTTATATCCTTTGCATAAGTAAAAAGTAAATTTTTGTGTTTCTTCATCAAGTTTACAATTAAGTGGTGTAAATTTATATTCATCACCTGACCAGTCTGTTGACACTTCGTGTGTAAAAACAGTTCCATCATACGCACCAAAATGATTAACATTTTGCATAATATAATCATTTTGCAATTTTACTTTTTTCTTATCACTATATGTAATTCCTCCAATTAGTCCTCCTAATATAAGAACTGTTGTTGTAAACAATAAAAATCTTCTTTTTACAACCTTTTTTTGCTTTTGTTTTCTCATAAAGTTTCCTCCAATAATTTACTACTGATTAATTTCTTTAAATAATTCATCAGTAAAATCCCTTCGCATTTCTAATGCTTGTAAAATATTTTCTTCAACACTGTTTTTGCACATCAAAATGTAATAGAAACAAGGTTGTTCTTGACCAATTCTGTGAATTCTTTTCTTTGATTGTTCAAATAGTTCTGACTTGTCAGTCAGTGTGAAATATATAACTTTATTTGCTTTTTGAAGATTTAAACCCATTGCACCTGCCTGATATTGAATGAAAGTAATTGAATTATCATACTTATCATAATTATCAAGTTGTTTATCATAACCATTGACTAATGAAAACTTACGATTACAATCACAAGCTATTTCACTTAGAGCATCAAGTTCAGCAGTAAAGTTATAAAACACAATCAATCTGTCTTGTGTACTTTCTACCAATTCCTTAAATGCTTGTAGCTTATATTCACTGTATTGACCACACAACTGTCTTGCATAAAGTCTTTTAGTCAATGTAGTATCACCAACTAATTCCTTGTCATCAACAGTAATAATAGAGTCTTTCATAAACTTCCTATATTCTTTAGAAGTTGGGACAAACTGTTTAATGAAGGTCTGTTCAGGAAGGTCAAAACATTCTTCTGTTTTCATAAATACTGCTCCATGTTCACGCAATTTAGATTTTAATCTTTCAACATTCTTATATGGATTTTCCTTGTCCACTATTTTGTGAAAAAAACCACCCATGTCAATCTTTGTCCAATTGACATATTGTCTATTGTAAACATCTTCTGAAATCTTCCATCCAAGCAGATGAATTTGTGACCAAAGGTTTTCATATTTTCCCGCCGTTGGTGTTCCCGAAAGAAGGACCACAAACTGTGGTTGTAATTTCATAACACCTTGTTTTGTTTGCTTTGCAGCTGTATTCTGAATCAAAGAAGATTCATCAAGCATCAATGTAAAGATTGTTTTGTTCAGTTCTTGAATCAGATTTATCCTTCTCCAAAGAAGTTCATAATTAACGATTCCAATTCTAATTTTGTACCTAGAATGAAGAAACATATCCATTCCTGTATTTGTTGTCAAATCATAACACCATGCACCTGATTCATCACACTTCATCTTGTCAATGTAATATTTAAAGAAGTGTTCCTCCCAATCTGCAATCTTGGACTTCTGACACACAATCAAGATGTCTTCACCAAATGACATTGCTTTTTCAGCACCAACAAATGTTTTTCCAAGTCCCATATCCAAATAATATGCAACTCTATTTAAGTCTTTTGTTTGTTCTAATGCTTCCTGCTGATGTTTGAAAAGTTTCATAACATCACCACCTACGCTTCAATACTGATTCCAGTAATTTCTTTAAAAATATCCTTATCAAAGTTTGGAAGTTGCATCACACTGTCTTTTTGTACATCTGAAAGACCATCCCACCACATCTGTCTTCCTGTTTCTTCTTCAATATGCTTCAAGAATCCACCTGTTGCTAAATATTCAGGATGTTGTTCTTTTTCTTCATCAGTCATATCATCTTCCCATATCCAAGAAAGAACATTTGAAGGACAATTCATAAGAATATATCTCGCATCTGAATTTAACCAATCACTATAATTCCAGTTAGAAGGTTTGTTAAACAAGTAAATTTTTGGTGATTCAGTATTAAAGCATCCGTTTGAAAAGCAAGTCTTGTTCCAATCACCGCTGTTACGATTACCGCTGTTACAATCACCGCTGTTACGATTACCGCTGTTACAATCACCGCTGTTACAATCACCGCTGTTACGATTACCGCTGTTACGATTACCGCTGTTACAATCACCGCTGTTACGATTACCGCTGTTACAAAGACCAGTGCAAGCTTTTCCCAAATTTACAAGCTCAAGAACTTCCTGCCAGTTAATTTCTCTAACAATCTTAATTTTATTAGTACAGCACTTACTATCTTCATCATTAGAGTCAATCTCACCAAGTGCTTCTACTTCTGCAACTTTATTATTAGGGTCAAATTTATAATAGCTAAAACAATCTGATGCCTTTGTGCAGAAATGAAATCCCTTATCACAACAAACTGGTGTAACATCTTCCTCAAATACTTTGCCTACCTCAAACTGGAAACCTCTACAAGTCCAGTCAGAATTAAAAACCTTATAACCTTTCATTTTTTGTCCATCCTTTCAAAAAATATTTATTATGAAACTTTTATTCCTGTTACTTCTTCAAACTTCTGCTTTGTTATAACATAAGTCCATTGACCTGACATTTTAACAGCCATTCCAAATTTTAATGTTCCTTGCTGCAATCCAATTCTGATAAATTGTTCAGAAGCATTTAATAAACTTGCAGCATCTGCAACTGAAAGCCTATTACTATAAATTTTCATATCAATCACCGCCTATCATTTTCACACTTGCTTTATGGGCTACATAATCATCATAAGTTAGTGCTTTGTGACCCCTACCCCTCGGCTGTGAAAAAACATAATCAACCATATCAAACACATTTTTCATAGTAACCTGTTCGGGATGTATCACAAAGTTTGGAAGATTAATTCCATACTGCTCACATATTCCATTGATTGTTTCTGCAATCTGTGTTGGTGATGCACCTTGCTTTTCCATATTATCTCTAGTAATACGGATAAGATTTATTACATCTTTCAAAGGTGTGTTCCCATAATGCCCTGTTTTTCTTATAGCAGGAAGAACCTCTGATGTTACCCAACGCTTAAATTTCTTAGCACTAGGTAACTTGCTTGAAAGAATAAGACTGTAAAGACCACTTTCGTTAATGAAAATCACTTCTCGATTCTGACCTGACAGAACGATTCGTTCGGTCAGCTTATCCTCAACATCAATATGGTCACGAATTGCCTTTTGAGGATTGCTATATCCCAAAGCAACTGCAATATCTTTACCAACAAACCAAGGTTGGTCATTTATCATTACTGTTCTTATACAACCAAGTTCTTCATTGTTAAAAACTTGTATATTATTCATAAGTTTTACCTCCTAATATTACTTTTAATACTTCTCCTTATATGCTATAATTCAATTAACTGATAGTGGCATATTAGTTAATATCTATAGAAAGGAGAATTAATTATGAATTCAGAAACCCTAGAATTTTTAAAAGAACTATACACTGGGTATAAACAATACGGTTATAAATTTTCTCTTGTATATTCTACTGACCAATCAGAAAAACTTGAACAACAGAAAATGCTTGAATATCTTGAAGACAACGGTTATATTATCTTAACTTCAAATTCAATCGGCTTCCGTGGTATAGAATTTACTGATTATGGACTAGATTACATAGAAAATTTAATCTAGTGCTTAAACTTATTCGCTATGAGGGTCATATAAAATATGATATGACTCTTTAGTGAATAGGCTTTGTTGTAAATAACCTCAAAGTTAATGCTCCTTCCGAATACATCCTCTAAATTATTTGTTCTCGCTATTATCACAATTTTAAAATTAAATAATCCAACTTTAATCTCAGAATGATAATACTTGTCACCAATTTTAATAATAACTTTTCTTCTCATTCTCAACCTCCTTGCTCACATATCGTGATTTTAAGTAGTATAAAAAAGCTCTACTAGGTCAACATCATAGTAATTAGCTATTTTAACTTTAGTTTCATCACGAGGAATCCTCTTACCTGTTTCATACATTGCAAGTGTAGATGATGAAATACCTAAGTCTTTGGCAACATCATCCCTACGCTTAGTTCCTCTTAAACTTAGTAATTTTTTTCCTATTTTTGTTTTATTCATTATGTTCACCTCCTTGCTCACATATCGTGATTTTAGTATAAATCACATTTTGTGATTTGTCAATACCCATTTTTAATTTTTTACATTTTGTGATTTTTCTCTTTACTTTCATCACGAAATGTGATACTATATTTTTGGGAGGTGAGGAAATGAGCAAATTCCACACTAGATTAAAAAAACTTAGAATAGATAGTGGATATACACAAGAACAACTGGCAAAAAAATTAGGTATAACCAAAAGTAGACTAGGAATGTATGAAATAGGTCAACGCAATCCTGATTTTGAAACTTTGGAATTGATTGCAGACTTCTTTAATGTAGATATGAACTATTTATTAGGAAAATCATCTACCACTACAAAAATTCAACTCAACGATACCTCTGTTATTGTTAATAATGTTGAATTAGATGCTACTAAAAAAGCTCTATTGCAAAATTATGAAAATTTGAATTTTGAAGGACAGCAAAAACTAAAGACTTATTCAGATGACTTAATTTCTTCTGGTAGATACTCTAATGAACAACAAATAACATTGGTTGCTGCTAGAGGTGATAGCAACAAGGCTGTTGACATTAAAAAGTCTGATGTTGAAGATGATATGAAAAACTATATTCCACCTGATGATTTATAGTTTACATAATATTCCATTAATGGAATTAACCTACTAATGATATATTACTACTTCTTTTCTATACTGTTATAGGAAAGGAGTGGTAATATGTATCACGATTATGAGATAGCTAGAAATAAGGCTTGGGAAACTTTAATAAAATGTAATATAACAAGCCTACCAATCAATCTTGCTACTATAGCAAGATTAAACAACATCACTATACTAAAATATAGTGATAGCAAGCAAAATCTAACAGGAGATGGGTTTAGTCTTAATGTAAATGGTGTAAATGTAATTTACTATAATGACAATAAACCTAAAGCTAGAATTAGATTTACTCTAGCCCACGAATTAGGTCATTGCCTGCTAGGTCATTTAAAGTTTGGAAAGACATATAATCGAAATTCAGAAAAAGATTTTGACGGTATGGATATATTTGAAATGCAAGCCAATGTGTTTGCAAGAGATATATTAATGCCTGCTACTGTGCTACATAGCTTAGATATTAAATCTTTTGAAGATATTAGTAGAATATGTAATGTATCTGAACAATCAGCCAAAATACGATACGAAAGGCTATTAGAACTAGAAAAAAGGAATATGTTTAACAGACACCCACTTGAAAAGCGAGTGTATAAACAATTTACTAGATACATAGATAACTGTAAAAGTTCAAGATAGGTTCAAGATACGGTTCAAGATGTAACCCTTGATTTTATGCGGTGGTTCAAGATGGTTCAAGATGTTTTTAAGTTAAGGATATATTAAAATATAAAATCATTAAAATTTTATGTTTCTCTAAAAAATATCTATAATATATATA